CAACAACTACTACCACCACAACAACGACAACGCTACCTAAGGCGGAAGATGTGGTCGAAGATGGTATCACTACGTACTTGGCTTGGGATAAAAATGGATGTGAACACCCAAATAATCCTTTATCGTATAAACAATATTTGGAAGCCGTAGAAAGTGGAGATTGGTTTGGTTATCAGCCCAGTGATTGCAGTAATGTACCTGATGATGTTGTTGATATTGTCGAAGAGGAAATAGATGATGAGCTGGACCAAGAGATACTTGAAGATGACACCCTCACAGAGGAGATTATTGAAGAAGAAGTTATTGAGCTCACGGAAGAAGAAATAGCTGCTATTGAAGCAGAAATTGCTGCTGAAGAAGAGCGTTTAATTCAGGAACAGATAGATGCTGAAGAAGAATTACTTATATTAGAAGAGCTTGAGGATAGTGTTATTCCTCTTGAGGATTTATCTGAAGAAGAGTTAGAAGAATTTGTAGATATTATACAGGAAATCGAAGATACTATTGAAATTATAGAAATAGTAGAAGAAGTTATAGAGTTAGATATACCTGAAGAAGTTATAATTATTATTGAGGAAGAGGTTTTAGAAGATGATGTTGTTGTTGTGGTGGAAGATGAAGAAGTTATCGAGGAAGTTTTGGATGAGCCAATACAGGAAGATGTTGAGGAGGAACCTGCAGAAGAACTTTCTGAGGAAGAAGTCGTTGAAGCAGTATCTGAAGTTGAAGAAATCGTTGAGGATATTGTCGTTGAAGAAGTTACCACCGAAGAAGTTGTAGAAGTTCTTGAAGAAGTTAATGATGTTGGCGTACAAAATTTAGATAAAGCTACTGAAGAGGTACAAGAAATAGTACAAGCTGTTGTCGAGGAGGCAATTGAAAATGTTGAAGAACTTACAGAGGAACAAGTTGAGGTTGTTGCTGAGGTATTATCAGTTGAAACTGAAGATGTTGAAATTATTGCAGAGGCTGTTAAATCAGATACTGTAGTAGCAGAAGCTGTAGAAGAATACGTGGAAAGAGCTGTAGAAAATGCAGACGTAGAAGATTATACCCTAGCTGATGTTGTTACAGAAATACAATACGAAGCATTTATAGAAAATCCTATAGAAGTTTTTGTAGATATTGATGTAGAGGAAATAAACCTTACAACTATTGGGGATGATATGACTACAGACCAAAAGGAAAAAGCTCAAGAAGTTGTAGTCCCAGTTATTTTGACTAGAATAGCTACTATGGCGGCTTTCGTATTTAGGAAAACCTTATGATTAAAAGAGTAATTAAAAAAGTATGGAATTGGTTAATAGAAATAATCAAAGAAACACTTAATCTTAGCTGGACTTTAGTTGGTTTAGTTATAGCTACCCTTACGTTAACAGGTAGTGCTCAACAAATTACTGGATTAGCTACTATAATTACATTAGTCATATGGTTACTAACTATAGGATTTAGAAAAGATAAACCACAAGGTGGTGCAAAGAAAGTCAGTAGGTAATGTGTATGGTTACAACTAAACCAGATGGTTCATTTGTACAAGTATGCAATTGCAAACATGGCAGTTCTTTTTGTGAGGAGGAATAATGGCAGTGCCAGAACGTGTTAAAAACACAATGAAAAAACATGGACTTAAAGGTGTTAACAAACCAAAACGTACACCTAGTCATAAAACAAAATCACATGTTGTTATGGCTAAAGAAGGTGATACATATAAACTAATTAGATTTGGCCAACAAGGTGTTAAAGGTGCGGGTAAAAACCCTAAATCTAAAAAAGATAAAGCTCGTAAGAAATCTTATTATGCTAGACATAATGCACAAGGTAAACCTAAATCTAAATTGTCTGCAAAATATTGGTCACATAAGGTAAAGTGGTAATATGGCAAAAAAAGGTTTATATCATAATATAAATAAAAGAAAAAAAGCAGGTACAAGTAGGTCTAAAAAAAATTCTACTATATCTAAAAAAGCTTATTCTGATATGCAGAAAGGTTTTCCTAATAGCAAAAAAAATAAAGCTAAAAAGAAATCTAAAAAGAAATAATGCACAATCTACCTGGAGCATACGTTGTCAATAGCCCTAAACCTGGACAGTACTGCAGTAATTGTATGCACTACGTTAATAATTATTGTACTAAGTTTATTGAAGAAGTAGCACCATATGGTTGGTGCAAAGTATGGCAAGGAGTACAACTTGAAGTATGAAGTATTAAGAATTAGTAGTGGTAAAGATTCTACGTCTGGTTTGCTATTTGAAATTAACAATGGTAAACGTACGTTTCTTGCATATACACTAGAAGATGAACAACGTGACGTTAAAGTCTGGGGTGAAACAAGGATTCCTGCAGGTACATACAAGTTAAAACTACGTACTGAAGGTGGGTTTCATAGTAGATATGTAGGTAAGTATGGTGCCATGCATAAAGGTATGATATGGGTTCAAGATGTACCAGGCTTTGAATATATATTATGGCATACAGGTAATACTGATGAGCATACAGCAGGGTGTTTAATCCTAGGTAACACACAAACTAACAATCGTATAGCTAAAGATGGGTTTATTGGTAGCAGTGTTGATGCATACAAGTTTGTGTATCCACGTGTTGCAGCAGCTATTGAATCTGGACAAGATGTAGAAGTTACTTACATAGATTATGATGGTGATGTAACTAATACACCAGAAAATACATCTGATGTAATGGAAAAATTACAAGAGATAAGTGGTGAAGTACAAACTTTGTCTGCTAAACTAGACGGCAGGAGAATAACATAATGGTTAAAATACCTAAAAGTAAAAAATTATATAGTGATGAAGGTGGTTTTGATTATATAGAATCTGACCCTGAGTATGACCCATCTGGTGGTGACCCTTTAAGAAAACAAAGAAAGATGGATTTTATTGGTGGAGAAATGGATGAGCTTGCTAGCACTGGTTATCGTGGTGGTTCTACTGCAGGTGGTCCTTTATCAGACCCTACACAATTTGGACCTGTTGGTGATAAACAATCTGTACCTTTCGAAGGACAACAACGTCAAATGTTATCACCACAACGTGGTGTAGAAGAAGCTATTGAATCTGCAATAGACCAAGAAATATCTAATTTAGAATCAGCAATTAAATCTGGTGATAGTGTTGGAGAAATGAAAGCTACTGGTGAAATAAGTAGATTACAAGGTGAACTTAAAAAAGAATTAAAAGTATCTAAAGCTGCACAAGAATCAATGGGTGATACATATGAAACTAAAGCATTGCGTCAAAGAGTTACACAAGCTCATGGAGGTAAAATAGACCCAGGTAATGTAGAATATATGATTGAAGATGCTAAACCATTACCTACTACTTCTAAAGGTAAAGGTCCTGGTATTAAATCATCAGAAGCAATTATTAAAACAGGTTTAGAATCTAGAGAAATACCATACGATAAACTTAAAGATGGTGAATACTCACAATCTAGAAGTTCTAAATCACAAGCATCAGTAGAAAAAGCATTACGTGAAGGTGCTGGTGTTGGTAGTCCTGAAAGAGCTGGTGTATACACTGAAGCAATGGCACAAGCTAATGCATCTGGTGAGCCATATAAAGGTAGAATTAAACCTTATGATTACCGTGACCCAATGTTTGGAGAAACAGGTGGTATATTAGGCAAAGCTAGTAAAGACCCAGGAGGTCCTACGTTTACAGGTCTAGATAAACAAGGTAACATACTACAACCTAAACCTGCTGTACAATTTAAAACACCAGGTGGTAGAGATGTTAAAAACTTTAGTGCTGGTGGTAAAGTATCAGGTAATAAAGTAGGTTCTGTTACACCTGATGCACCTAAAGCTGTTGTATCTAATGAAGGTTTTAGTATGAAAAAAGCATTTGATGATGGTGTTGCACAAGGTATGACATCAAGGCAAGCACAAAAGAATGCAGAACGTTTACAAAGATTATCTAAAATAAAAGGCAAAGGTAAGGGTAAAGGTAAGTTGTTTACTACTCTTGGTGCCGTAGGTATAGGTGCTATACTTAACAAGGATAGATAATGTTTGAGAAATTCAAACGAAAAAGAAATTCTGATGGGACGTTTAAGAATGACGTTGCGTGGACTCCTTGGAATGAAGCATGGAGTTATAAAATGAGTGAAGAATTAAAAGACATGGTAGAGAGAGCCGTATGGACTTTCATTGAAGCCTTTATAGGTGCGTTAACAGTTGCACCATTAGTCGGTGTAGAAGCAGAAACACTACAACTAGCAGCATTAGCTGGTGGTGGAGCTGCGTTAGCAGTTGTTAAAACATACGCTAAGAAACAAATTTCTAAATAATGCCTGCACCAAAAACTAAAACTAATGTTCCTGCTTGGCAAGATAGAAATGTCAAAAATCGTGGGACTAAATTAAATAAATAATGCCTGGTCATTACGAAGGAGTAGGTGCTGGATATTCAGGTCTTGGTAAACAAGAACTAAATAAACGTATGAAGCAACACAAAGCATTGCGTGATAAAGCTTTACGTAAAGGTGAACGTGCTGATGATATGTATGTAGAGATGGGTAAATTAATAGGTACACATGGACATGGTAAGACTGAAGGATTTCCTACTGACAAAGCATATAGAACAATGGATAAAGCATTTGTTACTAGACGTTCAGCATACAAACAAGCAGTAGCTTTTAATAAAGGACTTAAAAAATTAGGATTAAGTAAGTAATACTAACGTCCAAAGTTTAGATAGTCTGTTCTCTTTTTAAAAAACCTTTAAGTAAATCACGATATGCTACGCTAGTTCCGACTCTTTGTCTTCCATCATATATATCGTGATGATGCTTACATAATATAGCTACATTATTAATATCAAATTTACGTTTCTTATTACCGCCCATACCTATACCTTGTATATGTGCAAGTTCTAACCATTTGTTATCATTACAGTATGCCCATTCACATTGATTATTAGCACGCTGCATAGCTTCTTCACGTATCTCTGATAACCCATTCATTAATCTATTATAAAGTAACTTCCCTTAGGTAAGTTCCATGTTTTCATAACATCCTGTGCTCTAAATTTACCTTTATCAGGACTGCCGTTGTATATACAATGTGCAGCTTTTAAGAACATTAAGCTATTACATTTACCTTTTGTGTAATGTATTTGACTTTCATTTAATGTTATAAGTTGTTCTATATAATCTAATGTACGTTGTGTTACTTCACCATGGTCTGTCTTTGTAGCAGGACGCATAGCGTGTTCTATGTTAGGTATTCTTTCATTGTTACCTACTTCAATTTTTCTAGGACATAACTTAGATTTACGTATTGTATCTAGTTCATGTGTAAGTGTGATAGTCATTTCTAATGTATCACGTTCTATAGTCATAGTAACCCACATAGGATTACCTTTATCTGTTACTCCTAGTAAACGTTTACCTCCAAATGTGCTTGCGTTATCTGCCTCTGTTGCCTTTTCGTTTAACCACTCGTACCATTTTATTCTGGTTGCGTCTGGCGTTATATGATATAACTCTGTTGCACTAGCAAATCTAGTGTTTGATGTGTTATATACCATTACTCTTCTTCTCCTTCTAGTTGTTCTAAGTGATAGTTATAATCTGTTACAAATTTATCCATTAAGAACCTAAGCTTTTGCATGTCAGGTTTTACTTTAAACGTATCACTACCGCATGCTTTATTAAACTGCTGTGCCCATACTTTCATGTACTTAGGGTGTGTAAAAATGTTTACACGATTTACATCAAATGGTTTATTCCCACTCAAGATTATCCATCTCCATTTCTAATTTTTCTATACAATCATTACAATACTTAACTAATGTAAAATCAGTCATATAACTTATACCGCATATTTCACATACAAGATTAAGTATTTTATTTATTTCTTTTCTAAACTGTTTGTTTACGTTAGACCATGTCATCTACATGACCCCACACTTTCTCACAATAATCACAATATACTTGGTCAGTTACCACGCATACTCTGTCTAGTTTGTGTCCACAACAAATCATTATCAGTTCCTTTCCAACAATGTTTACTACTGTTCCAATGATGCCAACCATCATTATACACTAACCATGCTGCGACTGCAGTTGATACCTCTGGGTTAGTACGTTTACTTATTATACCAAGCTTAGGTTTTAACCAAGCCCATGTATCATCATTAAACTGCCAGAGTCCAACATCCCTGGTACCGTTAGTATTATTACCGATAGCTTGCGGGCGGCCGCTACTTTCACAGTATATAATACCTAATGCACGAGGGATGTCTTCCTCTTTAAAATACCTGGATAACATTTCAGTATGTTCAGATACATGAAGTATATTTTCTTGTACTTGTATACATTCACGATACTCAGGTAAAGTGTCAGTTGTTAGAACCATAGGTAAAAAACAACTGACTAATATTTCTATCATTAGCTAATGGCAGAAGTTTTTGTTGGAACTTCTGTACAAAAATAATGTACAAGTCCACGTTTTTTACTAGGTAAAGTTGTTATCTTATAACCTTCCTGCCTAAGGTTATGTATAATAC